CGTAAAGAGCCTGTGACCATTCGTAAATGCATGAAAGTATGCCAATTCCGATAGCGATACAAAGCCCGATGCCGTGCTTCTGCCCCGCATAATCATCCCACGTTGACCAATCTTGCGCGCCTGTTGCAATATATCCAAGCGATAACCCGACTAAGCTGTGAAGCCAACCGCGTTTATGTTTAAAGTTGTTTGTTAGTTCGTTCATAAATTTCAAGCATTATAATTGTAAAAATAGAAATAAATAAAATACCTACATAACCAATAAAGTAAGTTCGTTTGTCGACTAAATAATCAATAGGCTGGTAGCAGCAAATAAGAAACATCAATCCAATAAATCTTTTCTGAAGCCTGGTATATGAAGTCCACTTGAAAAAGAAGTGCGCAAACGATGCAAGTACTAGGAATGTGTCTATTTTGTTTATCGTGTAATAATTGTCAAAATACCACTGTATATTTACAAACATACCGCTCTCGATAACCCAACTAAGGACTATCAAAAGCGGCATATATGTAAGTGCTTTATTCATTATCGCGGTGTAGCGTGCGGATTTGGCGCGCCAATATCAAACGATTCAGGATAAACAATTGACTTTCCGATATTACCCTCGTAAACACAGAAATCAGACAAGTCTACAAGATCATCGCTGTTTAAATCAGCGTCTCCTCCCTCAGCATACTGCACATATTTTTCCTCCCAAGCAGCATAATCAAGAGCGTCAATAGTTCCGCTGCCGTCAATGTCGCCCGAATAAAGCGCAAACACACCGCTTTCAACTTCGGCTTGATTATCACCGTAGGCCTGTTCGGCTGCAGTAGTGAAATCGTAGTTTACAGTAGTGCCGTTGAGCGTTACTGTTCCGGCGGTGAATACCTGCAATGTGTTTTGAGTTCTAACGCCTAAATAAAAGATGCCTTCGGCCTCAAACTCTACACTACACGTTCCATCGGTTGCGAGTGTTGCTGTTTGTGTTTCAACGATTCCGTTAGATACGTGAGCCGTTACGGTTACTTCTTGCTCTGCGGCCATTTCACCGCTGCCTGTGTACGCGCCTTGCGCGAACAATTTTAAATTAACTGTTGTCATATAATTATTATTTAAAAGGTATGCGAATTGGAACAGGAGTTGTAAATATTCCGTCTGCTTGAATTTGTATTCCGAAATCCAAATAGTACATTTCAATTCCAATATTATAATCATCTTCTACAAGTACATTGTAAAATGTTAAAAATGAAGCTCCTGAATTTGAGGTAAAAAATGTTTGTCTATTATCACTTGAACGGGTGTAATCTTTTGCGTTGGCTAAAATTGGCAAATCAAAAGTTATTCTTACATATCCTGTTGATTCGTGGCTAGTTGTTATGGTCGCTCCTTTCGCTCCGATTATTGAACCTGGAACAATATCAGGCGCAGATGTTCCAGTTTGAGTTATTTGCACTTCAAAATATGAATCAACTTTTGCGCTGTGCAAAACAACCGCCGCTCCTAATTGCGAATAGGTTATCTCAACAATACAACCTGCGGGTATTTCAATTTCATTTATAGGTTCATAACCTGCAACAATCCAAGCGGTTAATGGATTTTTCGTTAAAATAACTTTAAACGGGTCATCAAAATTATTAGCGTTTCTGAAAATGAATGTTGCGCCCTCAATTTTATCCGCAGGTGTCCAAGTAGTGTCGTCCAAGGTTATAGTTATAACACTATCACCTGCTAAAATTTCTCTGAACTTACTCCTATCAGATGCTTGTATTGTGTAATCTGAAATAATTGTTTCGTCTAAAGCTCTGCCGCCTTGGGTTAGGACTTGGGAGAGGGTGGGTGTTTCTACTATTGGAATCGTCGGTTTATTTTTTATAAAGTCTAATGCGCTATCATTTGTCTGGTTCCAATCTGATTGAATTTGTGCTGCCGGAATCGTCGGTTTATTCTCTAAGTCGTTATAGTTGTTAGAAAAAGCTACAGCCCCTAATTGGTCAGTTTCAACGTAGGTACTTGTGCCGTCCGAGCCATCATTTGTTATGTCAGATGTTTTGGTAATATTTGTACCGCCGCTTTGATTTATTACATTTACAATAGTTTGATTGTCGGTTGTTATTATTTCAACAGTTTCCTCTACTATTGTGGTTGTTATGTTTATAGTATCGCTCATGACGTAATAGTTTCAACAATATTAAACTCGCCTTTTATCCATTTTTTTACCGATCCGTCTGCAAATGTAATTTTAATATCGTATTTATATGTAGTAGGTTCAATATTAATTATTGTTTCATCTATTCTAAATACACCTCCTGCTGCGTTTGTAATGGTGATGCCGTTGCCATTAGATAATTCAAGCGCAACGGTTGTTCCGTAACATTTACGCAATTGCATTTTAATGTTTGCGCCAACCAAACTTAAAGGACTTCCATTTTTTTGTATTATAAATGGTTGAGATTCAAACGTTGTCCCTTTTAAGTGCGTAAAGTTTAATTGATTCATCTTTTTCAATTTTTTTTAAAAATACTTCTAATTTTTTTACGTTTTCAGCCTTTGGGCTATAACGTTTTTTATGGTAAGTACCATCCGCCATAATTCGTCTTTTTACTTGATGATAAATGTCCGTTTATAAATTCATTGTACTCAGGAAACTGAGTATTGTTAGCACAAATATAGTCCATAAGCCTACGAGTATAAAATTTAGCCGTATCTGCTTCCTTATTCATTAAAAAATCAACTTCATTTTTGTCCGCATTTTGCGCGTTTTCTGCCGTATGCTTAAAAATACCTTTGTTTCCTACTATATAAGCCCCAAATGGCAAATATTCAACAAATGCCCAATGTAGTAGCATAGGCTTAATATAGTTGTTTACAAGCGATAAATAAGGGTCTTGCAATTCATCGTTTATAATATCATTAGATATTTTATTGAATAAAACATACCCAAGAGCATTTTGCAAGTGGGTATCTTGCGCGATGGTTATAAACTTAATTATTTTATCCTCATCGATATTACCGTTTGCCGCTGTAAAGCGTTTAATATCGTCGGGAGTTACAAATAAAGCGCGTGCCATATCTTATACTATTTTAAAAATCCGTTATTAGGCATATCAACAGGGCGTTGATACACTTTTTTGTCATTTGTTGGCGCGATATAACCCTCTTTTCGCTGCTGAGCGGGCGATACAGTTTGAGCAAGCGGGCTATTTACATCCGTTCCTTTTCTTCGATACGTTTCACGTTGCCAAGCATGATGGCAACCACCCCCACCTTTGTATAACCAAATAGAATAAGTATCTGCACCTCCTGCTCCCCAGCCTGCGTTGACTGCCACGCTATCCATAGCGATTATGTCCTCTTTTCTATAAAGTTTGTCTGCTGCACGCATTTTTACACAAAATTCACGGCTATTTTCACTCACTTCGCCAACGTATCGGTAGCGCGTTAAAAAAATAGGATTATCCTGCTCTGATTTGCGTTTAGCAAAAGAGGGTATTATCTTTGCTAAAAATGATTGTTTGCTATTAGCTTTGTCAATCAGCAAATCAAACTCCTCTTCATTATCATACGAAACTTCGCTTACGTGAATTAGCTCATATCCTTCTAATTCAGTTTCTCCCTTAGATATGAGCCCCTCGGCTAAAAAACCATCCATTGTTTGGTGCGCTAACATTTTTGTTTGCTCAGTTGTTAACTCACCTGCTGCGGTTAATGGCTGCAATTGCTCAAAATACAAATCCATTACTACGCCAGCCTCTGCCAAAACTTTATTTATGGCCTCTATAATGGTTTCTTGATGTGGCTTAACTGCCATATTATCATAAAGGATATAGCTATTTTTCAATTCATCGGCATTTGAAGAAAATCCGGTAGTGGTAGCGACGCCAAACAATAGCGGTGAGGTAACATTATGACCAAGCATAATTTTACGCATCGCCTCCTCTGACAAATATCGGTAGTGTTCGGGCGCATCATTAAGCGGCACGCTGTCAATGGTTGTTTTTAGAGTTTCATTATCGTTGAATGAAACAATTACTTTTTTACCTTTTGAACCTGTTAGTGTTTGTACTGTTTTTCGCGCTCTTAATGCTTGCTCATCTTCGGTAGGCACGCCATTATTATAGTTTACAATTGTTGTCGGGCTGAATGAGTTTTGCACCTCGTTAATTAAATATTCGCTGATTTCCCACTCCATTTTGCAGTATGGCAGCGCGCCAAAATAATCAACGTTTGAATAGTATTTCTGTCCAACACTATAATGACCTGAGTAAAGTATTTTAATCTCGGCTTTTTTGTCGCTTTCAAAGCTAGGGTATGGCTTCGGCTCGAATTTTTTAGTGTCTGCCCAATTGTCTGAATAATAGTAATTTTCTACTATTCCTTTGGCGTTGCACTTCTGAGCGCGTACAAGTTGAACAGGTAAGTGTTCGCAGCGATATATTTCACCACCTTTGTATAAAACTTGAATGGCAAAGTTTCCGTAAACCTTATAGTCAGTAACTATTTTTTTTACAACTGAATCGGGAACGATGCTTTTGAACCGGGCATACATATTCGGGCGCAAACGCGCATCTCTGGCTTTTAAACCCTTGCCAAACATTAGTTTAACGATATTGTTTATAATCGCATTGTTTGTAGTTGAGTTATAATAAAGGTCTGTAATCTCGTTAAACCAACAATCATTTTCGCCAAATA